GGCTCCTGACCGGCGGGAGCGACAACGGTATCGTCGTCATCCTGCGCGGCAGCGGGGGCGTTGGTGGGCTTGGCGCTGACTACGGGATCAGTACCCTCGGTGGGGTCCTCGTCGGTCTTGGCGGCGAGGCGCTGAGCACGGCGGGCCTTGTACTCCTCGATGGCCTTGGCGAGCTCTTCCGGGGACAGAACGCCATCAGCGCGACGAGCATTCTTGGGAGCATTTTTCTTCTTCATGACTTTTCCTCCTTTGAGAGTTCTTGCAGGATCACGGCCATCAATATTTAACCGCGCCTGTTCACCGGCTCTGGCTTCCCGGACCAAGGCCAAGTGGTTGATGCGGATGTCCCGCTGGATGGCGTCGTAGTGCTGGCCGTTCCACTCACCCGGCGTTTCATCGAGCGTCAGATTGTAGCCGAGGGACAGTTCCTTCAGGCCGCAATACCGCATCTCGTCGGTGTTGTGAATAACGATCTCCGCACGGACGTCATCCCCGCTTCGATACCCTTCCGTCAGGATGGTGCCGATCTGATGCTTCTGGACGTTGTCCTTATCCACCAGACCCGCATCATGCGTGATGATGATGGGCTTGCCCTGATACGAGGCAAGACTCTCAGCAGCGAAGACTTCCTCAGGGAGCCGAAGCTCCCTCCTGACGCTCCCGTCAGGGTTGGTGTACTCGAAGATACCCGTGCTGGTCAGGATCGGCCTGTCCATCAGGTAGCCTTCGGGAGTGAAATACGTCTGGTTCAGCGGGAGGCTGTCCAGACGGATCACCTGAGATAATTTCGGGGCCTCACTCATTGGGCCCACCTCCTTTCGGAGTGTTCTGCAGCGTGAGCATCACTTCTTCTCCTCACTCTGCCCGTTGTCTCCGTCACCGTCCCCGGCCTTTTCAGCGGTCAGGTCGCCGGCAGCGAAGACGCTTCCGCCCTCGTCGGCGTTGGTTTCCTCTGCCGCAGCCACAACGGCCTTGGTGAGTTCCAGCGTCAAAATCTGGACGTGCTCGATCTCGTCGAGAAGCAAACCCTGATACACGTCGGTCAGGTCGGGGGCATTCTGCTCCACATCCTGCACTCCCATAGCAAGAGAGTCGAGCTTTTCGCTCACCTTGCCAAGCTGACGCGCAAGACTGCTGATTGCACAAGCGTTCTTCACGGCTTTTCCTTCCTTTCTTCTGAATTTGGCGCCGGGTGTGCCCCTGCGGGAGCGTCACGGCTTCGGGTGGGTCTATATCTGGTCATCGCACTCACCACCTATTCGCTCTTTCCGAAGCGGTCACGATGGAAGGTGCGTTCCCATTCAGCGAATTTGTCCCTCTCGACTACCTCAGGCGAACAGTTCTTGCCGCAGCGTTTGCGGCTGCGCTTGCAGATGCAAACGGTCTTGCCGTTCTGGAAGTCGATGAAGACCTTGATCTTCTCTTTCGTTTCCATGTCCTCTCCTCCTCGCCTGATTATTTCATGGGGATATTCACCCCGTCGTAGTCGAACACGGGGATTGCCACACAGCGGCAACAGTAATCCTCGCCGGGGTGGCATTTGCGGCCGGTGTAGACTCGGCCAGCCTTGGTGTCGTACCACATCTCAGGCGGGTCGTTCCAATCGAAGGTCTTCCCGTTCAGCGCCGCATGGCACGGGCGGACGCGGGAATCGTGGGACGTAGACCACCGATACTTCTTGCAGCCTGCGTCGGTCTGCTGCATCTTCGTGATCTGTGCGTTCAGCGTCGCAAGCTGGTCGCGGGCCAAAAGCTGAGCGTGGCGCTTGGACGTGCCGTACTCGCTCTGGATGTCCTTCTGGATGTCTCGGATCGGTCGGCCATTCAGGTAGCCGTCCAGAATGATTTGCCGCATATTGCCGAGTGTCTCGGTCGGCAGACTCTTGATATAGGCCACATTCTCGGCAATCCATCTCTGGATAGCCTGCTCGTACAGCTCGCCCGAGTAGTAGTCGTCCAGAATGTCGATGCCCAGCGTGTCCTTGACAGCACGTTTCCACTCTCGTACCGAGGTGTTCTGCGTCATCTTGGCGATCCGCTGGATTTTGCTGTCGAGGCCGAACTGCGCAATGCGCTTTTCCAGAGCTGCAGACACTTCCTGAAGCATCTGACGGATGCGGGCGTCGAGGTCGCGGCTGTCATCCAGTCGGGAGTCTCCATGCCGTTCCCGCTTGTACTCGTTCATCATGGCGGGCAGTTTCTTCTTCAGTTCCTCGTTCAGCAGCCGCATATAGGCGCCGGCGATGCGCCGGTACTCACGCTCTGCAGATTGCGGGTATTGCGGGGTGGTCTTCGCAGGAAGGGGTCTATTCCCCCGAAACTTGGGGCGTACAGCCTTTTTAACCGCCTCTTGGTATTGGTTGTTGGTCAAAGACAAAGCCCCCTTTACGGTCATTTACGCGGGTTTGGCGATGGGTTGCGGGCATAAGAGAAGCAGGGCGGTCACTGTCCGCTCTGCCTATTTCCCATCTACCTCTTGCTGCTTGTAGACCAGCCCGCACTCATGCGCGTGTAGCTGGAGGTACAAGTCCGTCTCCGCAATTAGGTCGTTGCGCGTCATGTCGCCGTCCTGATACTTCTTCGCAAGCGACTCAAGGTGCGTAGCCACCGACCTTGCAGAATAGCCATCATAGTCGCTCGTCTTCTGTAACGAATACAGCTTGGTCTTGCTGGTCATATACATGACCTGTTCGTCGGTATTGGCAAAGCTACGGACATCGGTGTCCGAGAAGCAGCTATCCGTATCGCCGGGGTGATTATGCAGGGTGGAGTATGCCGCGTTGTTCTGGCCGCTTTTTACGCCGTGTGCGCTTCCGGTATCTCTGGCGATTTCGTTTCCGTCTTCGTCATACGACACGAGGGTTTCATCCGCATTGTTGCGGATTTCAAGGCTGGCCTTCTCTGCCGATTTTCTGACCTTCGAGTCGTCAGGGGCTTTATCAGCTACGCGCTTCCGCTCTTTTGCGACCTCTCGCAGCTTTTCATCTACCAACTCGTCGAGCTTGCCAGCCTGAATGGCCTTATCGACCTCTCGGAAGCGCATTCCCTTTTCCACCAGAAACTCCGCCTTGAAGTCTTCACTTTTCCCGTGAAGCAGTTGCGAGGCAGCAGGCGTCAGGGATGGTGCAGAGCCGCCCACTTGGCCCGGAACTCCTTCATGGCCGTGGTTGCCCGAGCCGGGGCCACCATCCTCTTCAAAAGGGTCGCATTCACCTCGAAGGGCCGCCTTCAGGAGCTTCACATCATCCGCAAACGGCTGGAACAGCGACGGGGTCAGCAGCTCGATTTCCTCCAGCGTTCTGAACTGCGGGTCGGCCATTTCGCCATCCACGCAATTCGGCTCGCCTTCGTACTCAGTACACAGGAAGATGTACGGCTGAATGCCGGTGTCAGGCTCCATAGGACCCCTTCCGAGCGGGATCAGCTCTTTCGGGCTGATGCCGAACTCTTCTTCAGCTTCGCGGAACGCCGCCTGCTTCGGAGACTCGCCTTCCTTGACGTGACCGCCGGGGCCACAAATCAGGCCGTGGCCGAACTCCGTCTTTCTGGTTCCGCTCAGAACCTTGCCCTGAGAGACCACCAGAACGCCTACACAGGCTTTTGTATCTTCTGGGGTAGATGTATTCCCATCACCCTTGACGTCCTGTACCGAGGCTTTAGCGCGATTTTGCGGGGCATTGGCGGCTGACTGTTGACGTTCCTCGTCGCTCATGTCCTGCGGCAGCTTGGTCGCAGCAGGTGCGGCGGTGGGAGCTTCACCGTCTCCGCCGGGGTCTTTCTTGTGCTCTTCGGTGCTGGTGCCCGCGGCATAGTCAGCGAACTGGCCCTGCTCGAAAATGCTTTGCCCAACGTCGCCGGAAACCTGACCGCCCTCTGCAGGCTCGTCGGGAAACAGATCCTCGTCGTCGTATTCGTCGAGCATATTCTCGACGTCGAACTCCTCGCTGTCGGCCAGCTTGGCACGAACCTCGCTCGGGTCGATAACCTGCTTGTCGATGTAGAGCTGGGCGGTCTGCGCTCTGGTGAACTGCGTCTGTGCCCGCTTCTGGTCGAGGTCTGCCTGTTCCGTGTCGCTGAGCGACCACAGGGGGTTGAACTCCACCTTGATCTTCGGCACTTCATCGACCTCGCCGGTACGGACGCCGGCTTGGAAAATGACCGACAGCAGATAGCGCAGGTTCTTCTTCACCATGCGCTTCTGGATGCGCTCCAGATAGTTGTACCAGTTTTCCAAATCAGCGTCGCCGGTGGCGTTCATGCCTGCCGGCGAACGGCCAAAAAGGATGGTCTGAGGAATCGAGGTCAGCGCCGACAGGAAGTTGCAGGTCGAGTCGATGACGTCGGAGACGCCGCTGAACTGGAACTGCCTGAAGTCGTAGTCCTCGCCTTCGCTGTCAATGGTAATGCTGTTCAGCAGGCCGCGGGCCATGTCAATCGTCTGCAGACGGCGCAGGACTCTGTCCTCGCCTTCTTCGGTGGCAAGCTCTGCGGCCAGATCCTTCATCTTGTAGACCGCCTGAACGGAGCGGTCGAGCAGCTTCGTTGCGCTGCCGTGGGCCACTTCCGCGTCACGGATTGCCCTGTTGATTCGCACATACTCGGGGATGCCCCATAGCTGGTAAATCGAATTGGTCGTGTTCTCGGGCAAGATGCCGTTCTGAAACACCAGACACCGGCTGTCGTGAACGGTGAACGAACCGGTGCGGCTCGTCACGTGGTAGAACTCGGGCATACCGAGGCGGGAGCCTCTGGTGCGGAACGGGTCACGCGGGTCGTAGGAGAACATACTCTGGTAGTCGGGCTGGATCACTGAGCGGTCATAGACGCGAATATCGTCAATCGACCGGATGTTGCGCCAGTCCAGAGGCTCGTCGATGCCGCGGCCGTCGTTAATCATCATCACGGCGATGGAACCTCCGAAGAGCCGCGCCCAGCGGATGGCGGTCATGGCCGTTTCTTCCCAGTCCAGCTCGTCGAGGGCCTCCGTATAGAAGTCCTCGATTTTCTGGTCTTTGGTGCTCTCCAGCGTGAAGCCGTGCTTAATGGCCTCCTCTGCGGGCGTGTCGATGATTTTCGCAAACAGGCCGTTGCCCTCGTAGTACATAGTGAGCAGTTCATCGGGAACCACAGGCTCGGCACGGAACCGATACCCTTCCGTGGTGTCCTTGCTCGTGCCGTACTTGTTCATCATGTTCACGTAGCCGTCGGCTCGGTAGGGGCGAACGGCCTTGCCGGTCTGCATCTCGATCAGGTGGGCGTACCTCTTCACGATGCGCTCGGCTTGGTCTTTGCGTCTGTCGTCCATACCCTCTCACCTCTTTCTCAAATCAGGTTGCCGACGTTGAACGCCGTCTTCGTTTCGATCTCCGCAAATGCGTTGGCGCTTGCATCGACCATATCCTTGAACTTCCCGTCGGGAAAGTTCTCAAGCTGCGTCAGGTACGCCTCGTTCCATTCGCCATACATGATGTCGAAGTTGCCGGCTTGCCATTGGGCGGCCATAGGCTCGGCTCTGGCCTCTTTACTGCCGCTTTCAGCGACAGCCGTAACGTCGAAGCCAGACAGGAACTTGATGTAGGACTCGGCCTGCTCTTTGCCGGCTTGTCCGGGGTCTTTCGGCAGGCGGACGCGGACGCGCTTGTACGCCGCACGGTCTGCCTGAGCAGTCAGCTTTATCGTCTTTCGCACATCGGAGGCGTTCATCTGCTTGTTGATGACGTCCGCGATGACGTATCGGCCGTTCTTCCGCTTGCCCATCAGGACGCCAGCGGTATAGGCCGGGTCGCCGTTCTCTGTCTTCTCGGTTGCCGCCAAGTCCCAGCAGCGAACCCACTGGATGACGTCCTGCGGCATGATGGTCAGGATCTCGCCAAGCTGCGTTCTCTTGAAGAACAGGCCGGCGGCGGCCCTGATCTTCCAGTTGCCTTTGAGGAGTCGCTCGCGCTGGATGACCGACAGCGCCTTCAGGTTGGACAGGTAGCCGGGGTCGATACGCAGCAGCTCTTGGTTGTCGTACACGGAAGACATGATGAACGTCACCGACTTCGGTTCGTTCTTCTCTTCCGGTGTGGTCAGATTGAAGCGTTCCCAGAGTTCCTCTCTGGTGTCCGCCCAGTAAACGACCTCGTCACGCCGAATCATGTAGCGAATGAGGCCAGAACGCTCAGGGATGGGGTAGCCGGTGTCTTGGTCGATCCACCATGCGATGAACTTCGCCACCCAGCTATCGGCGTCAGGGTTGCAGGTCGCTCGAACGAACGGCCTGACACCGCAGGTCGAACGGTTACGGGACAGCATATAGAAGAAAATCTCCTCGCTGAAATGCGTCAGCTCGTCGAAGCCGATCTCGCAGATCTGAGCGCCCTGCCAGTTGTCCAGCTCTTCCGAACGCTCGATGTGCGCGAAGGACACCTTGGAAACCTCGTTGCCGTCCTTATCTCGAAACGACCACGTGCCGTCGGAGATTTTGCGCTGTGCCCCGTTGATACCGTGGTACATCTTCTGGGCTTCATCCCACAGACCGCCTTGGGCGAAAATCTGCTTGTAGTTCTTCCTGAAGATCGTGCAGCCGAAGCCCTTGACATTCTTGTATCTCAACGCCGACAGCAGCAGGCCGTAGGTCTTGCCGCCACCGGCCGCTCCGCCGTAGATGCAGATGTCCGCAGGGGTTGCAAGAAACTTCTCTTGCGGGCCGAACTGCGGCTTCAGCACACGGACTTTTCTCTCAGGGCTCTTGCTGGTCGCCATCGTCCCTGCCGTTTGCGGGGAGATAGATCAGAACATCTTCGGAATCATCGC